TACCTGTTCCTATTCCCCTAGCCATATTTATTCCTACTGCTTCAGTAACATGAACTACACCTTTAGAAACCATATTTTTATTATGAGGGTTACTTGTAGAAAACCGCTTATTATTAATTATATTATAACTACCACCTTTTTTACTGTTATATTTGAATTTTTTTAATTTTTTTGTTTTTTTTACCATTATACTATTTAACAATATTTAATTTAAAGTTTTTACCATAAAATTATCGCCTTTTTTAAATCCTATATTCTTATAAAAATCTTCTAAATTTTCATTACAATTCAAAACTATTTTATAACAATTCATATTTTTACCATAATCAATTAATTGATTTATTATTTTTTTTGATAATCCATTACCTCTATAATCAGGATGTATAACTATATCTTCAATATGTCCAACATTTTTACAATTTCTATAAAATTTAAAATCTATAATAATAGATCCATACCCTACAATTTTATTATCTTTTTCTATAACTAAATGTAAATCACTAGTTTTCAAATTATTATATTGATTTATAAAATCATTTTCAGAAACATATGATACCTTTGTTAGATGTGATAATAAATCTATAAATTTTAGTTTGTAGTCTAAAATATTTAATTTTCTTATCATTATATATATATATGTGCGGAATTATTGCTTGTTTAAATTGTAATAAACAAAATGAAATTCTTTTAGATGGTCTTAATCAATTACAAAATAGAGGATATGATTCTTGTGGGATATCAACTATAAATAAAAATACATTTAATATTCAAAAATACGCATCAACTATAAATAATAATGGACTAGAATTATTAAATCAAAATTTAAATTTAATTAATACTAATATAGGAATAGGTCATACCAGGTGGGCAACACATGGAAAAAAAAATGATATTAATGCCCATCCACATATTGATTTTGAAAATAAAGTTTCATTAGTTCACAATGGAATTATAACTAATTATTTATTATTAAAATCATTAGTTGAAGAAAATGGTTTTAAATTAAAAGGAGAAACAGATACTGAAGTTATTTCAAATTTAATATCATATGAATTAAAAAAAAACGATAATACATTTGAAGCTATAAATAAAGCCATAAATAAATTGGAAGGAAGTTGGGGGTTAGTATTTATGATATTAGATAAACCTAATAGTTTATTCGTATGTAAATCAGGTAGTCCACTTTTAATAGGTAAAAACGATAAAGGAATTATTATAGCATCAGAAGTAAGTGCTTTTTGTAATAGATGTAAAAGTATTATTTCATTAGAAGAAGGAGAAATTATTGAAATAAATTCAGAAAATATTATCTCAAACAATATGATTTCTAAATCAATATCAAGTTTTTTTAAAAATAGAACTACACTAAAATACAACGAACTTTTTTGTCCTAAAACACCTTATCCATTTAAACATTGGATGATTAAAGAAATTATGGAACAACCTATAGCTATTCTAAGAACATTAAATTATGGTGGAAGAATTTTTAATAAAAAAGTCGTTTTAGGGGGATTAGAAAAGGAAAGCAAAATATTAGAAAATAAAAACGAAGTTATTATATTAGGTTGTGGAACATCTTTAAATGCAGGTTTATGGGCGTCAACTCTATTTAAAAAAAAAAAAATATTTAATAATGTAAAAGTTATAGACGCGTCAGAATTTGAATTATATGAAATTACTAATATAGATAAAACTATTGTTATTGTTTTATCACAATCAGGAGAAACAAAAGATGTTCACAGATGTATAACTTTAGTTAAAACATTAAATATACCTATAATCGGTATTGTCAATTGTGTAGGAAGCCTTATATCAAGAGAAACAGATTGTGGTATTTATATTAATGCTGGAAGAGAAATTTCAGTGGCATCAACTAAGTCTTTTGTATGTCAGCAAATAGCATTAGTTCTTTTAGGAATGTGGTTTTATCAAAAAAAACAAAATTGGGATATATTTTTAAAAGAAATATTTTTAGAATTACAGTTTATGACATCTCATTTAGAAAATGTTTTATGTATAATAAATAATTTAAAAAATATCGTTAATGAATTATGTCAGCATAAATCTTGTTTTTTATTAGGTAAAAATATATATGAATATATAGCAAGAGAAGCAGCATTAAAATTAAAAGAAATAGGTTATATTCATGCTGAAGCTTTTGCTGGAGGAAGTCTAAAACATGGTCCTTTTTCTCTTATTGAAAAAGGAACCCCTGTTATCTTATTTATAATGGATGATAAATATAAAGATTTTATGTTAAGCACATTAGAAGAGGTAAAATCACGAGGTGCATGTGTAATAGTTATAACAGATTATAATATAAATGTTGGTGATCATATCATAAAAATACCAAAATTAAAAAATTTAGGTAGTTTATTATCTATTATACCTATTCAAATAATAGCATATGAAATGGCATTAAAAAAAGGTCATAATCCAGATTATCCTAGAAATTTAGCAAAAGTAGTAACTGTAGATTAAAAAAATAATTTTATAAAATAATATTATAATGGATAAATTATTATTAAATATATTTGCCACAATATTAGTTTTTATTTTGACTATATTTGCTATAGCAAATAGTGCTATTAAAAATAAAAAATTTATATGTAATAGATATATTTTGAATACTTATTTATATATCATATTAACATTAAATATTATTGCTATACAAGTTCTATTAATGAAATATAATAACATAAATTTTAATCCAAATTTATTAATGTTAATAGCAATATTTATTTCTACAATTTGCTGTATAATTGCTTTAAATAGAATATCTCCTAAGGAAATGCTATTAAAACATAGTGTTTGGATATTATTTATTCTTTTAATGGGACTTATGTTTTATCCAATGTATTTAATTTATTCTAAACAACAAGGTTTAATTATGAGCACTATTTTAACAACATTAATATTATTTTTGGGATTATCACTATTAGCATATTTAAAACCTGAATTAATTTCATTATCTTGGGGATCAGTATTATTTATGTTATTATCTGGTGGTGTTATAATTGAACTTGTAATGTTATTTTTATTACCAAAAAAGTATGTTTCAAAAAAAAGATTTAAAATGATGTCTTATTTTTTTATCGGATTATTTATGATGTATATTCTATTTGATACTAAAAGATTACAAGTTAATGCTAAAAATTGTATAGTTGCTGATTATATTAGTGAATCACTTAAATTATTTCTTGATATATGGAACATATTTATTAGATTATTATCATTAAAAAGTAATAAATAAACACACTATATTTATTTATATTTAAATAATATTTATTTATATTTAAATAATATATGTTTAATTCTAAAAAAAAAAAAAATTATAGAAATAAAAAAAAAGTTAAACATAAAAAAATATTTTATAGTAAAAAATCTGGTGGTGCTTATAGAAATAATAATAATCCATCAAATGAAGGTTATGGTTCACAACCTCTACCAAATAATAATAGCAATTATACAATAAATTCAGAATCATCTAATACATTATCTACACTGAAAGTATTAAATCAAAAAGAAAAAGATCAATTTAATAGAGTTATGAGACAATCTGTAAATGGTGTTAGAGAAATAAAAACAAAATTTCCAATATCGCATAAAAATATTGGTATTGTAAAATTACTATTCAAAGATCAAAGAGCAAATACTAAATTAGCTAAAAAATATGATAAAATTAGAAATGATATTTTTTATAATAAAATTAAACCACTTTTTGAATTTATTCTAATGAAATTTAATGATAAAGAATTATTAAAATATAAAAAATATAATTTAGATACTTGGGGTGTTATTCCAGGACAAACTTTATCAGTTCCAGCTGGAATACTTACTAAAGAAAAAGATGAACATCATGTCCTTTATTTAGGTTGTGGATTAATTATAGAAATAGGCAGTGGTCTTGATGCTCATCTAAATAAGTGGTGTTTTTCAAGTTCAGAATCTGGATATAAAACATATAATTTATATACTTGTGTGGGTATTAATACATTAGAACACCTATTATTAAGAAGTAATAATAATTTAAAAAAAGTAGATTATACTAATTTTAATTTACAAGATGATTTTCCTTCTAAAATTCGTAATATATATCAAATGGTTCTTAGAATATTAGATGTAAATAATAAAGAGGAAGTTCAATGGCCTTATAATCCGTATAGTGCTAATTGTCAACATTTTGTAACATATCTTACTTTTGGTGAAAAAAAATTTACACAAAAAAGCAATGTTTATAATTATGTAACAAATTCTTGTAGTAGAACAAAAAGACAATTTATTTCTGGTAAAGATTGTGTTTCTAATTGTATAAAAAAAACACCAACATGTAAAGATAAAGAATGTTTAAATATAACAGTAAGTGATTTAGGAATATGTAGAAATAGTAAAGGTGAATTAGCACCCCCACATAGAAAGTTACCTAACTTATTGAATAGTTATTGTTATATTGGTAAAAAATGTATATCTAAAAATAGTAGTAAATGTTTGAGATCTATACGAACAGAAGATGCTAAATATGGTTGTGAAAAAGGCAATGATAAAATTAATAAATGTATATACACAAATGACTTTCCTCCATATAAATAGGTATTTATTGAAAAAAAAATTTATTAGGTTATGATTAAATAGAGGTAATAAATAATTAAAAATATATTATATTATTGTTGAATTATAAAATTGAAAAATGTATTTAAAAATAAATAAATATATATATATATTATAGAATGCTTATAACCAAATATACTTCTCAATTATTAGGTATGGTATCACAAGCACAAACTGATAAAGACCTAGAATTAGAGGTATTGATTAAAAATTACGAAAATAATAAAATTACAAGTGAGATGTTTTACAATACTATTAAAAGATTAAAAGGTAATAGTAATATAGTATATAAAGACGAAGAAGAAATATTAGATATTATAATAAATGGACAGAATATAAGATTTAGTATAATAGGAAATGATAATATATTAAATTATTGCCAAACAAATGATATAAAATCAATTGATGATACAAATTTAGATATTTTAAAAAAAACACCTGTATCTAAAACAGATATAAATGAGTATAGAATAAGATTTAATTTGAAACGAGAAACTATATTAAATAAATCTAATAAACAAGTATTAGATATTATTAAAAAATGGACTTCATTAGATAAAATATTTCGTTATAAAAAAAGAATCAGTTTTATAACAAGTGATAATAATTATCAATATGATTTAACTGTATTAAAATCATCTAATAAAAAAAAAGTAAAAGGTAATAATACTTTTATTAAAAAAAAAAATATAAAAGATCATATGAAAAAATATGTGATTTCGCCTGACTACATTATTGATTTTGATGAATGGTTTGATTCTTTAAAAGCGAATGATAATGTTAAAATGATTGGCAAAATGAAAGAAATATCTATACCATCAAAAAATATTAAAAAATCTAATGTATTTAACAATGAATTAGAATACGAAATTGAATTAGAATATATTGGTAATAAACGCAAATCATCTAAAAATGATAAATCAGTATTAATTAGTATTTTACAAAATTCTATGTTAATCCTTCAATCTATTCAAAAAAGTTATTACATTATATCTGAATTTGAGAAGAATGATGTTATTTCAAACTATAAATCTATTATTGATGATTATAAATTTAATGGACCTATGAATGTAACATTAGAAAAAAAACATGTATTAGAAAGAAAATATGGAGATTATAATAATATTATATCTATAAGAAAGGGCTACTCTGTTACTGACAAAGCAGATGGTGAAAGAAATTTACTTATTATTAGTGATAAAGGTAAATTGTATTTATTAAATAGAAAAAATGATGTTAAATATTTAGGTGCCTCTTGTTTAGAATTAGCTGGAAGTATATTTGATTGCGAATATATTTTAAAAGATAAAAATAATAATAATATTAATTTATTGATGATATTTGATGCTTACTTTTATAATGGTATTGATATTAGAAAAAGAATTTTAAATAGGTCTAATGAAGAAAAAACTAATGAAAAAATAGAAAAATCAAGATATGAATATGTTATTGATGGAATGGAATTGTTTGATGTGAATTTAAAATTAGATAATAATAATAATTTGGTAATTTCAAAAAAAAAATTCTATTTTGGCGATGATGATATTTATGATTTGGAAAGAGAAAACGAAATAGATGAAAAAGAAGCAATTCTTGCTAAGATACAAGATAAAGAATCACAAGACTATTTAGATTTAAAAGAAGCTATAAATGAATTAAAAGGTGATACAAAAATTTTTGATCATTGTAATAAAGTGTATAAAAAAGATTATATTTATGAAATTGATGGTTTAATCTTTACGCCAAGAAATCTTTTTGTTGGTGAAGAACCTGGTAAAAAAAAGAAAAATATGTTTAATGGAAGATGGTATCGTTCTTTTAAATGGAAACCTCCAGAACAAAATACAATTGATTTCTTAGTAGAGATAGTTAAAGATCCGAAAGATAAAGAAAACGATGAAATAAGTTGGATGAATGATAATGGAAATATAATACCATATAAAACATTAATATTAAAAGTAGGTTATGATCCCAAAATTCATACTAAATTTAATTCATGTAGAGTATTAAATGAAAATTTAGTATTTGATTCTAAATACTCAAATGTTCCATTTAAACCAACAGATCCTTATATTAAAGATATACATAAAGCTTATATTCCATTAGAAGATAATATGTTATATACACTAGAAGATAAAAATATAATACAAAATAATATGATAGTTGAGTGTATATATGATCCAAATGAAACAACAATATTTAAATGGAAACCACTTAGAATAAGAGATAATCTTAATCCAAATGATTTTGTTACTGCTACAAATGTTTGGAATTGTATTCATAATCCAGTAACATTAGATATGATTACAACAGGAAATACAGCATCAGAGAATGATTTTGATATCTATTATAATAGAATAATGAAACGTGGAGATAGAAGTTCGGCACCTATGTATGATTTACATTCATATATTAAGAAGCAACTAATAAAAGATAATACTTTAGGTAGTAAAAATTTATTAGATATGTCTGTTGGTAAGAGTGGTGATTTAAATCATTGGATAGACGCTGAAGTTAATATGTTAGTTGGAATAGATATTTCTAATGATGGATTAAATAATAGTAATAATGGTGGTTGTAATAGAATTTTAAATAAAATGAGTGAAATGGATAATACTCAAATAGGTGAAAATTATATGATGATTTGGGGAGATACATCTAAAAATATATTAGATGCTAGTTGTGGTAATGATGCCTTAAATAAATATTATTTAGATGTAATTTATGGTAATGTAGAATATGAATCAATTAATAATGGTAAATTAAGAAACTTTTATAATTTAGGTAATACCGACGAAAAAGATGGTGGATTTGATGTTATAAGTAGTCAATTCTCGATTCATTATTATTTTAAAGATACAACAACAATTAATATATTTTTAAATAATGTATCTAAAAGTTTAAAAAAGGGTGGTAGATTTATTGGAACATGTTTGAATGGTAAAGAAGTATTTAATAATTTAAAAGATAAAGATATTATTTCTTCAACTGATGATGTTATATCTTGGAAAATAACTAAAAATTATAAACAAACAAAATTTAGTTCTACTGATGCTTCTTTAGGAATGGAAATAGATGTTTATAATGAATCTATTGGAATAACATTTTCTGAATATTTAGTTAATATAGATTATTTAACTAAAGTATGTGAAAAATATAATTTAAAACTTATTGAAACAAGCAGTTTCGAAACTATTTATTCAACTATTTCTAAATCACAATCATATGGTAAAATAAAAGATATGACAGATGATCACAAAAAATATAGTTTTATGAATAATTACTTTATTTATGAAAAAGAATAAAATAAAATTTAGTCATTTAATTGATTTTTAATTTTTTTTTTTAATTTTAAACTTTTGTAAAAAGTTTATTTTTATTTAAAGTTTTAAATATAATAATATGTATGAATCAAAATACCTATCTTTTAAAAAGAGATATTAATATAAATTATCCTAAACCTAATATATCATTGAAATTTGATAAAAATGAAGTTAATGATATAAATAATGTATATGAATACAATCAGTTAATTTATTATAAAAATAATATAGATTCACTAGAAGACACTAAATTATGGGATAGTGCTAAAAAATTAAGTAATCTTTACGAACTAATTTATTTACCAAATAAAAAATTTAAATATGATTCTGTTTCTAAATATGAACCATTAAGTAGAGCTTATTTTAAATTTTTTATTTGGTAAATAAATTATGATTTGATAAATAATCCAAAAATATTAAATATAGCTTCATTGGCCGAAGGTCCTGGTGGTTTTATAGAAGCGACCGTTAATTATAGAAAAAGAATAACAAAAAATAAAGATACTATTAATGCCATTACATTATATTCAACTAACAAAGATATTCCTGGTTGGAATAAATCTAAAAATTTTTTAAAAAAAAATCCAAATGTTACTATATCCTATGGAAAAGATAATACAGGTGATCTATATAAAGTAGATAATATTAAAGAATATGCTTCATTATTTAATAATGATGCTGATTTTATAACAGCAGATGGAGGATTTGATTTTTCATATAATTTTAATAAACAAGAACAATTATCTTACAGGATTTTATTTTGTGAAATTATTACTGCTTTAAGTATACAAAAAATAGATGGTTGTTTTGTATGTAAATTTTTTGATATATATACTGATATTACACAAAGTCTTATTTATTTGTTATTTACATTTTATAAAGAAGTGTATATAACAAAACCTAATACAAGTAGAGCTGCTAACTCAGAAAAATATATTGTTTGTAGGGGATTTATAGGTATAGATACACAATATTTAAAAAAATTATATATTCTGGTTGATAATTTTAAATATATTTATGATAATAAAATGTATATTAATCAATTATTTGATTATGATATAAATCCTAAATTTAAAATAGAATTAAATAACATTAATACTATTTTTTTTAATAAACAGATAAATAGTATCATAAGCACATTATCATTAATAAAACAAAATAATTTAAATATTGAATTTAATAACACTATTAAAAAGCAAACAATATTAGCATATAAATGGTGTAAATATTATAAAATATCTGTTAATTATAATAGTAAATATTTTATAAAATATAGTAAATTTATTAATTAAATTTTATTTTTAATCCTAAAAATAATAAGAGTTGTAAAAATACTACTCCATTCGCTATTATAATAGGTTTCTCAATGATCATAATACCATATATTAAAAATAATATACATGTAAGTATTTGTAAACAAATAAAACCATAAGATATATCTGAAACACGTTTTGTTTTTATAGTATGAATAATCTGAGGTATTAATGTAATAGTTAAACAAGCAGCACCTAAATATCCTATAACTTCAGCTATATCTTTATTTACCATTTTAAAAAATGCTTAATATTTAAAATTCTTATTCTTTTAAATAAGAAATTAAAATTGATTTAAAATAAATAATTTATTAAAATTAATAATATGTCTAAATTAAACTGTCCAAGTGTTATATTAAATAAAACATTTACACATACAATTATGGATTATACATTCGATAATTTATCTAATGAAATATGTTGTAATATTTTAAAAGATGGGCGTGTCTTTTCACATTATATTGAAAAATGGATTGAACATAATTATCCATTAAAACATATTGATGGTTGTAAAGAATATGATTTTATAGATCAAAACTATCCAGAAATATTATATGATGAAAAAACATTTACTAAAGGTGGTTGTAGATATATGCCTTCAAGTATGATAGGAACAGGAAGGTCATTTAATAAAGAAGTATTTGAAGAAAAAAGTAAAAAATTAATATTCTGTATTGTATCAAATATTAATTTTCCAGAAATTAAAATTAAATTTATAAAGGGAATAAATTTACTAGAATTATATCCAAAAGGGATAATACCATTAAAGGATCATATTAAATTCTTTGATTAATTCTTGTTTAGATATTGATCTAGGTCCAACTGTATTATTTTTACTAGGATAATTTATATTAGATAGTTCTAAATATTTTTTTTCTGTTAAAGGATTGGTAAATTTAATAAAATAATGAGATTCATGTGATTTATTATCAACTTCTCTATCAATTGTTCCAGCATAAATACCTACGCGTCTAAATGATATATCTGGAAGTTCATTAAATTTTGAATACATTCGTTTTTGTTCTTTAGTCATATATGCTTCTATTTCAGATTGTAAAGGATCTTTATTATATAATTCTTTTAATTTCTTTACTGCTGTGCTTCTTTTTATTTTTTTAGTATAAATAAATTTTGATTTCCATGTCTCAAAATCATAACTATTGTGTGTATTATTTTTAAATAAATTATGAAAGTCATCATCATTATTTAATGTAATAATTTCTTTTTTAATAAATTTAAATTTATTTTCTATGTTTTTTTTTCCAACAGATCTTATAAAAACCTGTTTTTGCCATATTTGAAATACACATGGAACATCATATTCATTATTATCAACTAAAAATGAATTTACAGGCAAATCATATTCAACAATTAAATGAAAATGTAATGGAAAATGCTTTTTCATACTATCCTTTTTAAAACTTTTAGGTAATATAAAGGAAATACTATCACAATATTCAGCAGATTTTTTAATAAATTTAATTGCTAATGATGATTGGCGTCCAAAAGGAGGATTTCCTATAATATGTATCTTTAAATTATGATTTTTAATTAGTGGATTATAATCTAAATTTAAGTAATCTTGATTTATGATTTCACTGTTTTCAGGTTTTAAATCATAAAATTTATAATTTTTGAATAACGATTTTATACTATTAATAAATGAACCATTACCTGCACTCGGTTCAATACATAAATCATCCTTTTGGACTTTAATTGTCTTTTTAAATATATCAATACATATATTAACTACTTTAGGTGATGTATAAAATTTATCAATAGTATCTCTTTTTAAACCTGTATGTGTTATACTCATAGTTTTATTTTTAATTAAATAAATTCATTTTAAATCAATTTTAATTTAATTTTTTAAAAAATATTATAAATTTATTTGTTTTCATTCTTATCTATCTTAGGTTTTACAATTTTTTCTACTAATTTTTCACCTACTTTTACTGAAGCATCATATGATGATATAGTTTTATTTTTAATATTTTTAGCTTGATTTATCATATAATATAATATTTGAAGATCCATTTTACCTGTTAAACATAAATTAAAAATACTTTTTGCATTATTATTTAAATAACTATAAGTATTTTCCATTTCAGATTTAAATGTATCTTCATCATATTTTTTAAATTTTTTATTAGATTTATAATCTTTATAATTATCTATTAAAGATTTTGATTGTTGATAAATTAAATTATAATCCATTATTTATAATTAATAATTTTTTTTTAAGTATAAAATTTTTTTATATTATATATTATATAATGAAAATGAATTTGTTAAATACTATTTTATTAATTGGAATTTTAATGTGTGCTTGTTATTTAATTTTTCAACAAAATAATTTACAAAAAGATGTATCAAATCAAGTAAATAATGTCGTTTCTAAAAAAATTAATGCTGTTAAAAATAATGTTTCTAATGAAGTTGATAAAGCTGTAGAAAATGCTGTTGAAAATGCTGTTGAAAATGCTGTTGAAAATGCTGTTAATAATGCTGTTAACAACTCAGTTGATGCTAAATTAGAAAATGCTGTTAATAATACAGTTGATGCTAAATTAGAAAATGCTGTTAATAATACAGTTGATGCTAAATTAGATAATGCTCTTAACAATACATTAGAAAATGTTGTTAATAATTCAGTTGTGAATGCTGTTAATAATACAATTCCTGTTTTAGTAAATGATGCTGTAAATAATGCTGTTCCACCACTAGTTGATAATGCTGTCGTTCAACTTACTAATAATAATGTAGTTGCTGAAGCAAATTTACAAAATCAATTAAACAACCAATTAAATAATCAATTAGATAATCAATTATTAAATAAACTTAATAATGTACAAGAATTAAATAATGTTCCAGAATTAAATAGTGAAAATTTTATTAATTATATGAGTTTTTAAATTGTAAATAAAATATATATTATTTATATATGACCTCATACTCCTCAACTGATACTCAAGTTAAAATAATGGCAGTAAATTCCGAAAATAATTTTTACACATCTTATCATCCATATAAAGTTGAAAAAAAATCTTCTGATAATGATACACAAACAAATTATCCTGTTAATGTAAAATCAGATATTCCAGCAATAAATCAATGGTCTAATCCTAATGATGTTGCTCCTAAACCAATGGTAAATGGTGGTTTATATGGTGGACCTCAAAGTGATAATATAGGTGTTCCTAAACCGGTTGTTCCAACTACTACATATTTTATGCAGGAATTACTAGGAAAAACAGATATTCCTCCTCCTCCTGGAGCAAAAGAACAATATCCACATTATGTAAGACCAGGTAATAATTATATAGCAATGCCTAATGTATCTTGGTATAATCCAAAAAATAAAGGTCCATATCGTATTAAAGTTATAAATGATCCTAATTAATTTTTGATATAAAAAAATTTAAAGCTATATATATATTTGGAAAATAAAAATCTATATTATTATCTATATAATTATTTTTATTTATTAATACTGTTATCCATCCAAAACTTTTAGCAGCTATCAGATTTTCAGGTAAATCATCAAAAAATACACATTTATCTGTTTGTTTTATTCCACTTAACATCATACATCTATAATAAGAATTATATTCTGGTTTTAAAGTTTTTATTAAATCTCTTGCTATTATTTTTTTAAAATGCTTTCTAATATCTAATTTATTTAAACATACTTCTCCATGATTATGAGTTCCATTAGTAAATATTATTTTTTTAGAAGGTAAGTTTGATAATAAGTAATTTAAATGATTATCTTTATACAATATTTTATAACTAAAATCAACACTCAATGGTAATTGATATAATGTTTGGTCTAAATCAAATATCCAATACAACATAATTAATATACATATATTAATTATTAAAAATAAACTATATATTATGAATAATAATTATTCTAGATGGATTAATACAAAAATACAAAAATACAAAAATAAAAAAAAAGCAGGATTATATGGTAGTTTAAATAAATATCAACGAAATGAATTAGATTTAATATAAAAAAATAATATTTTAAAAGAAACAAAATTAAACAAAAAATTATTTATCTAAACAAATTAATTAGTCGAATGTATTACAGCAATGTGGAAAAATCGGCAGGAATATACTTAATAGATTTTAAAATCTTCCCAGTATCTTCATTATACACTATCCAACCAAATTCAGAGTTACGATATGCTGGTGTTTTATATCTATTATCATTTTCTAAATACCAATTTACCGTTTCTTTTGCTAATTCTTCCGATTCACATACTTTAGACATATTTGAATCATGAACTATTTTAAAACTTTTATCTAAATTAATTCCTATATAAGAACCCATTTTATTTACATAATATAGAAGTTTACATAAATTTATTCTAAGAGAATCAATATTACTTGTCTCAATTATAGTTGAAAAATTTGAATTAACATTTTGTATAATCACAATAAATTCATCTAGATTTTTTTTAACATTAACAAGTTTAATATTATTTTTATAATTTTTAACATCATTATTAAAATTATAATGATTACTTATAATATTAAAATTAGTGCCATTATGATTTTTAATATAAGGAACATATACATCTAAATAATGTTTAAATACTAAATCCATATTTATTCCAAAAGCAGCAGCCATACCATGTAATACATATTTAATATCACTTAAAGCATCAATAATTTCTACAATATCATCATTATTATAAGCTTCAACTAATTCACTTACTTCTTCAGATATAAGACTATATTTTAAATCAACTAATTTAGGATTAGATTTAAATAAAGTTGGATTTAAAACATTACATACTACTGAACCAAAGCATTTATTAAAATCAACTACTTTTTGATAATTTGTCTTCATTTATTTATATTTTTTTATTGTAAATTATTTTTAAATCAATTTTTTGTTTATTTTTTTATTTTACTATCTTAATGAAGACAATTAAAAAAAAAAACTATAATAAACATCGAACACATAAAAAATCTATTTGTGCTCCTGCTACTGAAGAATCTTTCACCTGTTTTACAAAAAAAGCATTAATAAATATTATTAAAGAGTGGAATAATTATTATGATAATAAGATAAAATTTAAAAAAAGTGATACAAAAAAAAAATTATGGTTAAAAATAAATGAAAAATTAAATGATAAATGCTCTAATGATTATTGTTGGACTAAACAAGATTTTTTAAAAAAATCTAAAAATAAATTACAAAAAAAATATTTTAGACCTAAAAAACCTCAAAAATGGAATTCTAATGAAAGAGAATGGCTTAATACATATGATATAAATAATGTGATGAAACAATATGAAAAAAAATATAAAAATTTTCATTTTATAGGAGCAGTTCCTATGGATTTTGATAAAAAAATAAGTTTTGGTTCATGTGTAATTGATGAACTATGTAATATAAATCTAAAACAATTTTTAAATGTAGGTAAAAGTAAAATAGGGGTTATATTTAATTTAGATAATCATGATCAAGAAGGATCACATTGGGTTAGTTTGTTTTGTGATTTTGATACAAATAATATTTATTATTTTGATTCATATGGTTATAAAGAATCAAAAGAAATACGTAATTTAATGCATAGATTACAACAACAAGGAAAAGAATTAAATAAAGATATAAAAATTCATATAAATAAAAATCGACATCAATATAAAAATTCAGAATGTGGAGTTTATAGTATTAATTTTATTGAGCGTTTGTTAAAAAATGAGTCATTTGAAAATATTAGTTCTATTATTACTAAAGATGATGATATGTTTAGTAATCGAAAAAAATATTTTATGGATGAAAATAATATTTAATATAAGTTTAAAGCTTTTTTTTTTAATATAACTATTATTATAATGAATAATAGTAATTTTTTAGAAACAGAAAATTTTAAATATTTAATTAATTTTGTATTTAATGATATTAAAGAAAAAACAAATCATGATATTTCTAATAATAAAAAATATATTGGTATTTTTAAAAAATTAGTTCAAACAGTCCATAAAAAAAATATAAATAAACGGGTTACTAAGGAATATTTAAATAGTATTGTTATTGATAAATGTATACCTTTTATAATAAAACAATTAAATAAAGAATTTCCTAAAAATACAGATTTTAATAATTTTAATAATCAACCTATTAATATATCTAATCGTCCATCAGCATCTCGAAACTCTAATAATAATATAAATGATTTCTCAAATTTAACTTTACAAGATAATACACCTCAATTTACAAACAATATTATTGATAATGTATCAGGTATATCTTCAAGAAATGGTGAAAAAATAGATTTTTCCTCACGAATGAAAGAATTTCAAGATTCTCGTAGTATGGATGACCCAAGACAAAAACAAAATCAATTAAAATCTGTTAATGAAATAATAGGAGCAAAAAGTAATGATGAAGAAAAAATAGATTTTGCTAAAAAAATGCAAGAATTACAAAATGAACGAAATTATGTTAATCAAAATGATAGTATGGTAAATTTTGAACAGCAAAATAATAATCAAAATATTAAAAATAATGACGCACTACAAAATGCCAATAATCAAAATGTTGAAATAGATAATAGTTTTATGGAACAATTATATGAAAATAATAAAAATACTGATTTAGACCCAAATTTACTTAATAAAATGAGTAAAAATTATTTAAATGTTCCTAATGATGATGAAGATAATTTAATGAATTCTTATCAAAACTTAGAATTAAAAATACAAGATAGATCTGAAAATGATCAATTACCTACATATGATAGTAATATTGATAATTTAAAAATAGATTATACATCTGAAAAAGTAAGCAAAAATGTTGAAAATGCTGAGAAAGAATTATATCAAGGAACAAAAAAATATAATAGAAAACCAGCAGAATTAATAGTAGTAACAAATGAAACACTTATAGCGAACACTGATAATGTTACATTTAAAGCAGATTTGATTGAACCTATTATTATCGATAAACCAGCAGATGTGTTTTTAGAATTTCTTAATTTACAAGATATAATTCGGGGGCAACCAAACACGGAAGGCGACGATGTTACACACTTAGAATCAATAAATTGTTTTGCTTTAAAAATAGATGAATTTAATACTTCTACCGCATCTAATGTAAATCATTTAAAAGATAAATATATTATACCTAATGATACTTTTGGTACAAGTGATTATGGTGCAGAAGGTATTGGAGTAGACGATGCTACAACATATAATATTAAGTTAAAATCAAATTATATGTGTACTATAAATCCTATGGAAATATCTTCATTAACTATAAATTTATATGGTTTAGTTGATGGTGATTTAACTTTTTTAAAAGGTAAAGGTTCTTCTCCAGGAAAAGGAAAAGTAATTCTTGGATTATTTTTAAAGAAGCACAAATAAAAGCTTTTTAAAAAAAAAATTTTTTTATAAAAGTTTATTTAATTAATACTTTTATTTAAAAAAAAGATATAATACTAATAATAATGGATAATTCTTTTATATCAAAAGATAATATTGAGAATATTTACGAAAATATTAATGTATATTTTGTAAAAAATCATAACTATAATTTAAACAGTTATGATAATTATAAGAAAATAATTAAAAAATTAGCTAAAACTATATTTAATAGTATTAAAGTAAATGATAGTTACAAAAATATTGTTGTTAATGATTTTAACGATATTGTATTAAATAAATCTATTGATTTTTTATTAAAAGATATTAATACAAAAAATAGAAAAAATAATATTGATGTAAAATCATCTAACAGTGGTCTTATAGAATCTGTTATTTTAGATAATGTAGAAGAACCTAAAAAGAAAAAAAAATCAAAAAAAGTGAAATTTAATAATAACATAACAAGTGATGTATTTAATAGTTTTAGTCAAAATGATGATCAATTACAATATAATCATGATCAAACAGACTTTGTAAATCAATTTGACACATTTAATGATCAAGTTAAAGCAGCAAATAAAAAAATAAAAGATAATTTTGAACAGATTATTTCACAGAGCCAAGATAATTTCAAAAGTCCAGAACCATTATTTGACACTAAAATTACAACATCTGAAAAAAATAATTCTGATAAATTAGCATTTGAAAAAATTTTAGAAGATAAGATTGATAAAAATACACTAACCGATTCTACAGGTAGTATATATGATGATTATAGTAATTCCAATATACAAGATATGTTAACATCTATTATTTTTAAACAAAAAGATAATTCAAAATCAAATGAATTAGATTCTTATGAAGGAGAAGAATATCTTCCTAATTTAATTAAACCAGTAGGAGAAGAAGCCCCTATTCAACCTTTAATATATCAAAATACTGGAACCGGAATAGAGCGTGTAGATAAAAAGGTAGTAACTATTGATAGTGGTTCTTCAGTTGAAGGTTCATCTTTAAATTCTGTATCAAATTTAGGAACAAATAAGTGGTTTAAATTTAAAGTTGATTTACAAGATACATTAAAAATAGATAAATTATGTGATGTATATTTACGAAATATCACAGTAATAGGTCTAACTAATAGTGTTAATTGTTCATATTTAGTATTAGATATAGATGAATTTAATATTAGAAATTATTCTAATAATGCTAATATGCGAAATAAAATTTCGATAATAAATACAAATACATCAAGTAATATTCGACAGCCAGTAAGTAAAGTATTAGATACTAATGATCATACTGATGCTACAATTGGATTAGCTAATACTACTGATTTAACAGCAGGTATGTTAATTACTGGAACTAATATTGCTGCAAATACAACAATAATAAGTGTTGGCGATGGCACAAATATAACAATGAGTGCTGATCCTGAAGGAGATGGTTTAACTGGTGGCGCTACTCTAACATTTACTCCATTTACATCATTTAATGTGAATTATGGATCCGAGGATAATTATGTAACAACTATTAATCCAGAAAAATTAACAGATTTAACTATTACAGTAACTAATCAAGATAATAAAAGTATAGATAATGCAGCAAATAAAACATTTATATCTTCATCTAATCCATTAAATAGAATCATATTTGAATTAGAATTTAGAAGTCGTGGAGAAAGAGATGACCTTATTTATGAAAAAAATATGTATAGTAGTGATTAACTATTACTTGCCTCAACTGCTAATTTATCAGCCATATAATTACCATACCAAAGTTTATATTCTTTTACATTTTTCATACATGGTTTTTTACCATGTGCTTTAGTGTGTATAAAAGTAATAGGATAAGTATTGTATAATGTATAGAGTTCTACTATTAACTCTTTATTTTTAATTTCTGCCTTACCTTTTCTTTTTTTATCGTATTTCTTCCAATCATTTTTTTTCCATGTTACAGCCCATTTTGTTATTGAGTTTATAACATATTCACTATCACTATATATAATTATAGTATTATTATTATAATCAGTTCTTTTTATAGTTTCTTTAATAGCTTTTATACAGGCTTTTAACTCAGCAATATTATTGGTTATTTTACCGGTTAATTTTTCACTAATCATTTCTTTTGTATCTTCAAAATAAATGCCTATTCCTCCTGCTTGATATTTATTTTTTTGACCATTATTTAATGAAGAACCATCTGTAAAAATAGTAATACTATTATTTTCTAATGATTCTGATAGTTCTTTATTTTTTTTTTGTTCATTAGGTATTACTTTAAAATAGTTACGAATATCATTCATAATTATATATATGATTCTTGAAATGTATTTAAGTAGTAATTATCACTATTTAAATACGCATTTCTACTTTTATCTTCCAATTTATCCTTGATACATTTATCAGTTCCTTTATCAGTATCTATATTATCTATATATGATAGTAATTCATCTGTACTTGTATCTTTTTCTGGATTAAAGTAATTTAAATCTTCAGTCAAACTATTTTTAAACGAATCATTTAAGTTAGGATTGGATATATGATTTTGTAATAATGAAGTTATATTATCATTATCTAATTTAGAATCATACATGTAGTTTAAACTTGTATTACATAATCGTTTATCTTTATCTTGGACTACATCACATTTATCAATATTAAAGTTAGTTGTAAATGAATTACTATCATACTTTTGTGATATGTTTATATCACTATTATGTATATTTAATAAATGTGCCAAAATTTCAATTGTTTCAATACTTTTAATATAACGCCGATTTGTATCAATTGACTTAATCATTTTATTTAATTGAGGAGCATATTTTATTTTTTCACATTTACTTTTTGATTTTGCTATTTTATCTTTAATATTCTGTTTTGAAATAATATCATTGTAATAATTATTAATCCAATTATTACATAATGTATCAGGTAAATTTGGAATTGTTTTTTCAATATTATTTTTATATAATCCAAGTATTATTTTATTATTTATTTTTAATATACCTTCTTTTAAATATGGAACTACAATAATATGTGTATATTTTAGATCAAATACATTATCATCACACATCTTATCTATAAGTTCTTCTAATAATATAGGTGGTTTATCGTAAGTTATAATTTTATTAAATATATTTATATCATTATTTATAAATTGGTCCATTTCATTATCAGTCATATGTTTAGAATCATTATTTATAGAAACATATTGATATTTATTTTTTAAATTATTTCTATAATCATATTCTACTATTTTTTCTAAATTAAATTTTTTGTTAGTTTTTCTAAAAATATCATTAAGAGTTCTTATTAACTTTAGTCTTACATATGGATATGTTAAATAATTACGAATAGTTTGTTGTTTAATTATAGGGTAAGTATTAATAATATGAATTTTGATATTAATTTTATTAATATTATTATTAAACTTTTCTATAGTTATTTTATTTAAAAAATAAATAATAAAAAAAATAATTATTAATATTAAAACTTTTTCTATCATTACAATTTATATAGATTATTTTTATTAATTCCATTCACTCCCGAAACTTATTTCACTTATTGTTCTCTCAATTGTTTTAGGTATATCTATTAATATATGATCTCTACACAATGGACAATTTACTTCTCTTCCGACTTCAACTTGCGATGATGTCCATGATTGTATACAGTCTGTATGAAATACATGAGAACAATTAAGAAATATTAAATCATTAGGTTTTTTCTTATAATCTTCAATATTAATGTATTCCAAACAAATGGAACACTCTAATGATTTTTTGTCAGTATTCATATTTGTTTTATTACATTGTTTAATAAAACTATTACTAAGTTTATTATTTTTAATTAGTGGTGGGTGTTTATTTTCTTCTAAATAACTATTATACTTTTTTTTTAATTTATGATAGTTATTTAGAATACATCTTTCTATTATACAAATCTTAATAAAACAAAGAAGTGCTGCTGTTCCAAAAAATAATATCGGTGATAAAGGTAACAATATTTGTATAAGTTTATACTTATTAACGACATCATCATTTATTCCACTTCCACTTCCATAATCATAGTATGAACCACTTTCACTCATAATTACATTACATTAAAGTCAATAAATAAAAAAGTTTAATAATCAATTTTTAATCATTCCAATAACTGGCAACACTATCACCTGAATCACTATCATCACTATCATAATTATTATAAATAATTTTAGGTATATCTATTACTATATGATCTCTACACAATGGACAATTTACTCCTCTTCCGACTTTAACTTGTGATGAAGTCCATGATTGTATACAGTCTGTATGAAATACATGAGAACAATTAAGAAATATTAAATCATTTGGTTTTTTCTTATAATCTTCAATATTTATTTTATCCAAACAAATGGAACACTCTAATGATTTTTCGTCAGTATTCATATTTGTTTTATTACATTGTTTAATAAAATTATCAGTTAGTTTATTATTTTTAATGGGAGGAGGATTTTTTTTTTCTTCTATATAAATTGTATATTTTCTAATACACTTATATTTAATGTTTTCATATTTGGTTTTTAATTCATACACCAAAGGAATTATTATTACAGCTATAATAAAACATGTTCCTCCTACTATTAATGGACTTAATGCAAATAATAAACCCATTAATGAAGAATTATGTTCATCTTTATCGTCATCGTCATTACCATTATGTATTCCCGAACCAGATTCATATCCATTAAGGTATGAAGCACTTCCATCAAAATAGGATCCACTTCCATTATAGTATGAAGAACTCCCACTCATAGTAGAAAAATATTTATATTTATATCATTTAAAATTAATCAATTTTATCAATTTTATTAATTATTCTTTCCATAATATTGTCTACATCTAAGACATATCCCCAAAGAACATAAGCACGCTATACTACTAAATATAATAATAATAGGAACATATATATTTTCTAAATTAGTAGAATGAGTAGAATTGTTCATTTATTATATTTTTATTATTTTAAATAAAAATAATATCAATTTTTATTTAAACCTTTGTAAAATTAGTATATTTAATGAATAGACCAAGTTGGGATGACTATTTTAAAGAAATGGTATTAGTAACTGCTAAAAGATCATCTTGTAATCGTTTAAATGTAGGATGTATATTAGTTAAAGATAATAGAATTATAGCTCAAGGTTATAATGGATTTTTACCTGGTTGTCCACATAAATCTATAGTAAGAGATAATCATGAACAATCTACAGTTCATGCTGAACAAAATACTATTGCTGATTGCGCTAAAAGAACAGTAAGTTGCTTAGATTCTATAGCATATATAACACATTATCCATGTATTAATTGTGCTAAAATATTATTAGCCTCAGGTATTTCTGAGATTAAATATATTAATGATTATAAAAATGATGAGTTAGTATCAGAATTTGCGAATCAATGTAATGTTAAAATTATTAAATTATAATTTATTTAATTAAGGTAAACATCTATAAGGTCTTGTTCCACTGTTTTTACTTCCACATTTTAGTTTTTTAACAATAGAATTTTTACCTATTTTATTTATTGGAAATATTTTATTCATTTGTTTTGTGTCTGAATCTGGTAAAGCCATTGGATCATATCCAGCTAATCTAAGTTTATCATTAAAACCAGACCCATACCATAAATCATTGGCATTATTTTCATCTATTTGTTTTTTAGGCATTAAAGGATTCTTTTTTTCAGAAAACCCATCTTCATAGTTAAGATATATCTTTTTCCCAGACTCCAAGACCTGAAAGTCTTTGACTCTTAATGGTTGACATTTATGGCTGCCATCTTTACAATGTAATTGACCTCTGGCTCTTTTTAATATTGTATTTGTATCTGGCTTCTTTTTATTAATATTTTCATACCAATAATGTTCTTCGATGTCTGACTTACTTTTTAAATTTTCACGATTTCTTCTTAATTGTTGATTTAATATATCGTATTCATCTAATATTTTATTTAGATCTCCTTCTAATTTTTTTTTTTGTATATCTATGCTTGCTAACTTATTTTTTTGTGAAATGTCGTGTGCTGCTTTGTGGTCATCTTGATTTTTATCAAAAATATAGATTTTAACTCCATTACTATTTTTTAATGTAATCGCATCAGCGTCTTTTAAAGGATATATACTATTACATTTATTAGAAAATGGATCATCATATATATTGAGGATTGTCTTGTCCTTCGCCCTTTTAATAACATATTTTTTCTTAAAATCTTCTTCTGACATCTCAATATTGCTTTTAAATATAGGGATCTGTTTTGATTCATCATATGTATCCTCTTGTGTATTTAAACATATATTACGAGTTTTTCCTTTAGACTTTACAACTTCCCATTTTTCTTTTTTATCTTTTTCTGAATCTCCATCTTTTAATAAGTTTTTGTAATCTTCTCTACAAGCATTGTAACAAAGGGGGTGTGGGATTTCATCTTTCAACTTTCGACCATCATAAATCCTTCTCCCTCCAGCTCTAATCCATCCACTATCGTTAGGGAATAATGGTAAAACAAATGGTTTATATTCAATTTTTTTTTCATTTTTTAAATTATTAATTTTTTGACTGATACTCTTTATTTCTGCTTCTTTTTCAGCCAATTGTTCTAATAGTTTTCTTGAATCATTATATCTTAGATATTGTCCTGTTTGATCATGATAACCATCTCCATAGTGTAATCCACCAATTTTACCACTAGAACAATAATGTTTAGTAGCACCATTTGGTAAACAAAAATAATTTGGAATTCCATTACGTATACCTAATGAATGTTGATAAATAGCTCCATTATCAGCATTTTTCCATATATCTATTTTTTCAATTGGATTTGCTGTAAGTTGCGTTAAATCTTCACATTCTTGTTTTCCATTAATCATTCTACAAACTTCTTTTTTTGCTTTCTTTATTTTTTTCCATTCAGAACAGTTATCATAAGCAAAATCTGCGATAGAAAGATTTTGATAAGCATAATTTGCTATTTCAACCGATACATTTATAAGTGCTACAACTTTCTCGACTGTTGTTGCTGCTTTTGCTACCTTATCGCCTACTTGTGCTAATGTAAATACTGGATTGACAACTGCAGCTAGTGTAACTTTAGTTAATTCTGCGAATGTAGCAAGAGCAGTGGATGTGTTACTTATAGCTGTTGCTGCTGCTGCTGCTTTTGGTGCGAACAATGCTGCTTGTAATGCCCCAGCAGCACCAGAAGTAACAGCAATAGACACAGCCGTTAAAGACCAATTTAATGCGTCTGCACCTCTACACCATCTACAACCATCTCTACATTTTACATAATCTGATCTATTGATATTATTTCTTGTTAATTTTCCTAAACCGGCAGATGTAGCACAATAAGATCTACAAGCTGAATCTTTATCATGGTAATTCCAAGGTTTAATAAGATATTTTTCATTAAATTTATTAGCTAATTCTTTTTTTACATTTTTATATAATATATTATTTACTAACCCAGCTTTTTTTAAATCTTCAATATTATAAATAGCAAGTTTATCAAATGTTCCTCGTTTACTATCATTTAACCAATATTTTTGTTCACATACTCTTGTTCCACCTATTTTTCTTAAGAAACAATTATTTCTGTTTCTAGGATTTATTTTACAATTCCATGAACTATGTCTACCTTCTCCATTAGGTGCTATATCATGTGCTAATCTATGATCTGTTTTATGTCCACAAATATAACCTTCTCTTTGGTTTGCTTCTCTAATAAGTTCCTCACCCCAAATTACATCAGCACTATGTTTATCATTTCTAAAATTTCCATCGCCACGGGACTGATCTTCTAATTTGTTTTGTTTATTTGAAGCGGCTTTATCGCCGCTAGAGGTTCCGTCATATACTTGACCATAGTTTAAATTCTTCATCCTCCATCGATAAGCATCTGATTCTTTACAATTTCTGCTAATTAACCCCCCAAATAGACCTGACCTTGATGCCTCACCACATTCTACATGATGTGGTAAATTTACCTTAATACTTTCATCTAATTTTTTTGCTCTATTACATGCTTTCTGGCATCCTCTTATATCTCTTCTAGGACATTTCCAAAATTTATCAAATCCTTCACCATTTGAATAAAATCTTGTTTTAAATCTATCTCTTCTTCTAGCACTCTCAACATTCTTAGCGTTTCCTAAATAAGGATGCGATTTACTATTACATGATCCAAGAACTCTATTTATACAACCTATTTTAAAATCATCATTTGATGGACCTCTATGCCAATAATTACTTTCTCCATCGTTCATTTTACCGTGTGGTTTTTCTCCTTTTTTTCCCTTACTAGGACATCCACTAGAACCAAATTTCTTAAACATAATATTAGGTCTTTCTCTACAACATAATTTGTTTGCTCCTAATATTTTTTTACTAGCACTAATATACGCTCTTTGTTCGACTGGTAACATTTCATTTTCCGTTATCATAGCAGTATTATTACAAGATTTTCTATAAGCCTCTCTATTAGGAGCTCTATATCCAGATTCACAACCATCACGATTTTTAGCCCAACCAAGACCAGGTTTATCAAGTGATTTACCAGATATTTTTCCAGCAAGACAACATACTTTATTATCTTTAGCAACAAAATAAGCATCTGCTGAATCAGGGCATCTACATTTAGGATCACGACTCTGATTTATTCCTTCTTTTTTCCAATGTTCTTGTGCTTTTTGTATGTCTGTCCCTATAGATTTTTTCCAAATATCAGATTGTCTAATTTCTGGATATCTTTCTAAATAACATTCAGTATCTTCTTCTCCTAATTGATATATGAAAGTATTTTTTTCATCCTTATTACAACTATAAGGATACTCATCTTTTGGTGTAATATATTTTCCTTTTACTTTCCAATGATGTTTTGCTTTTTCAAGTTCTGTTATATTAGGATCATTAAAAATTACTTTTCCAACATCTGTTTCTTTTATAACATATATGCTTGGAGAACCAGTTATTTTAATAATTTGTTCATTAATTTTTATATCTTCGCATTTTATGTCATCTTCTCCACCTCCTAATTTTGCAGTTGAAACTTCAAAATTTTTATCAAAATCTTTTTGGGAATAATATGTTCCTAAACTTTTGGTACAAATCGTATGTCTTCTTTTTTTTAAATTCTTAAAAAAATCATTATAATGAATCCCTTTTTTAAGAGACATATTGCTCCAATAAGTTTCATTAGTAAATTTTAATAATAAATCTGGATTATTTTCCACAAAATTTTTTGCTTGTTCTTCATTTATATATTTTGGAATTGAGAATGTATATTTTCTTGTTGGATGTGTTTTACCATGATGAACCCAATATATGTTAGCAGTTTTTTCAACTCCATATTTCTTGACTACATTTACCCAATATGGATTTGTTTTTAAAAAATCATTTTCTTTTACAAATTGATCAATTTGTGTATTAGTTAAAGAACTTGGAATATTAAATGTTGAGAAAGTATATTTAAATTTAGGATCTTTTCTAGCATTATGATGCCAATATATTTTTACCCAATCTTTTAAATCTCCTTTTCGGTCCTTTACATATTTAATCCAATCTTTTCTTGTTGCAACTTTTTTGTTTAAGTTTTCTTTACCTATTTTTTTTATAAATTCATTCGCTTGTAAATCATTTATATAAGGTGGTATTTTAGCAAATGACAATTTTTTATCTAATGGTATTGAGTCTTTTGTTTTAAAAATATGATGATGCCAATAAGTTGCTGCTGCTCCACCCAACATAGTCATACCGATTTTTATTGCCTCTGCCTTTTTTTCGGGAGGAAGAAGAAGAAGTGCTTCATTTGTTAAATTGATACATTGATTACAACTACCAACCTTATAAACTTTTATTTTTGTTGGTTCTTCACTATTAAATTCTATTGACAAATTTTTATTATCATCTAAATAACATTGTCCTTGTTCATCAGTTAATGATTCTGGGTGACATATAAAAGGCGATTTTGTTTCTATAGTATTTTTATCTTTATGTCCGTATGTTTTCCAATGCCATTTTGCTCTTGATATTGCATCAGGTCCCGCTTTAGATTTATTCCACCAACTGGAATTTTTGTCATATATTGATTCTGTCCCCTTAGGATATTGTTTATGTAAATAGCATTTTGCTTGTTCATTTGTTAAATCCATTATTAAACAGCGAAACCCATGAGTTCTGCGCTTCTCTTCAATTTCCTTTTTACCATATTTTACCCAATGTTCTTGTGCTTTATCTCTCATTGTTGTTGTACTCTCATTTTGGTTTCTAAATGCATTTTGTAAGTCTGGATTATTTTCTAAATAACATTTTGCTTGTTCTGAATTTAATTCTTTTGGATTAGGTAAATATCCTCCTTCATTTTTCCAACAAAACATTGTTTTATCTTTTTTATCTTCTTCTAATATTTTTGCTTTTTCTCTATTACAGTAATCATAACAATTACCTCTCCAACAACATTTTGTGTATTTAGTAGGATGGCATAAATATTTTACGGATTCCTTTTTAGTTCTTCCACAAGCACCTTTATTAATAGCAGCTTTACATTCTGATCTATCCTTTGGTCCATCACATTTCATTCGCTTTCGGGCATCTTTATATTGTTGTTTAATATTATCATTAGAATTAGGCGGTATATATGATTTAAGTTCATTTAAACTACATATGGAATCACCGTGTCCTTTTTTTCCACATAAATCACTATTTGGAAATTTCTTTGATTTTGCATATTTAAGTTCTTCATCTTTACATTTCCATTTTCTCCAACTAACTTTTTTATTTCTAGCATTTATTACCCAACCATGTGTTAATCCATCACTTTGTGTAAACTTTCTTGGACAACAAGGCCAATCAGGTCTACTAGGAATATGACAACGAACCGGTTCTCTAAAGTGTTCTTTATCTTTATTAAAATATAAACATATTGAAAATAATATTATAATTGATAAAATAATATAAATCATTTATAAAATATATAAATATTTTAATTTAAAGATCTATTTTTTTATTATTAATATGAAAATAATTGCTGAATATATTTGGATAGATGGACAACATAATTTAAGATCTAAGGCACGAACAATTAAAGTTTATTGTAAAAATCCATACGATTTAAAAGTAATAGATATCCCAGAATGGAATTATGATGGATCATCAACAGAACAAGCTGATGGAGAAAATTCTGAAGTTATTTTAAAGCCTTGTGCTATTTATAAATGTCCATTTAGAGAAGGAAACAATTATTTAGTATTGTGTGATACATACAATACTGATAATAAACCTCTAAAAAATAATTATCGATTAAAAGCTAATGACATTTTTAATACTAAGTTAGATGAAGAACCTTGGTATGGCATAGAACAAGAATTTTTTATGATCGATATGGATACTAAACAACCTTTAAATGTTAAAAATTTAAATTTAAAAGGAAAACATTATTGTGGAATAGGAATCAATTACAAAACACGTAAAATTATGGATGAAATGTATGATGCTTGTTTATATTCCAAATTAGATATATCAGGTATAAATGCGGAAGTTGCTGAAGGTCAATGGGAATATCAAATAGGTCCAGTTTGTGGTATAAATGCTGGCGATCAACTTTTAATTTCAAGATATATTATCCAACGAATTGCGGAAAAATATGAGGTTCTTATTGATTTTGAACCAAAACCTATATTAGGCGATGTAAATGGATCAGGATGTCATACAAATTTTAGCACAAAAACAATGAGACAAAAAAATGGATTAGAAACAATACAACACGCAATTGATAAATTATCTAAAAAACACGAAGAACATATGAATATATATGGTGAAAATAATCATTTAAGAATGACTGGAACTTGTGAAACTTCAAGTTATGATACATTCAGTTATGGTATTGGATCAAGAACATCATCTATAAGAATACCAACAAGCACATTTAATAATAAATGTGGATATTTTGAGGATAGAAGACCGAGTTCAAATATGAATCCCTATTTAGTAACAAGTAAATTATTTGAGACATGTTGCTTATAGTGATTTATTTTCTAAATAGTATTTAATAGTTGGATTAACCTCATTAATTAAATTATTAATTTTTACAAAAAAAATAGTATTTGCTATACACAAACTAAGAATTATTAATAAAATTACATATATTCCATATATTTTTTTATTATTAGTAACATAGTGATATGTATTAATAGGTTCATAATTATTTATTAGAAGTGGTTTTGTTTGCGTCATAATGTAATATTAAATATATCCTTTAAATATTAATAAATATAATGTCTTTAGAAAATATAAATAATAAAGCGTTTGAGTTATTCTTACAACATAAAAAGAATAAAATTATTAAATCTATTAATATAGATAATAAATTAATGGGTTTAGATATTTTAGATGATTCATCACCAGATATAAAAATAAAAGCAATATATCTATGGAATAATATGAACCAAGAAAAACAACAGAAATATATAGATAAGTTCAAAAATAAATTAGAATCATCCTATGATCTTACTGAATTATAATATTTATAATGATAAATAATTGTATTCTAAATTTAATGATCACAAACAAGAATTAAAATATAAAATTAAGTCTCAATTTTTTTAGTTTCATTGATAATTACTATTTCTGTTTCTTCTTCTATTTTATCTTTTATATTTGTTGTATCATTTTCATAATTATCTTGAAATTTTATATATTTATTGTTAGTTTCATCTATATTTTCATGTGTTGTATCAATCATCATATACCCTTTATCTACCAAATCTTTGACAACTGTCTTTTTTTTCCTTAATTCCCAAATAGGATCATTCCATACTAAAGCATAAGGTTCTTTTTTATTTGTTATTTTTACATTATGATTTTCAGGATGGTCTTCATTAAAATGAAGCATTTTAATTAATTCTTGAACACTATCATAAGGTCTATCTAATAATTTTTTAATTTTATCTACAGTTAAATAATCAGTATTTTCTTTTCCGTAGTTATTAACCACAATTATATTATTTGTATTATTTGTCACATTTCCAACTTTATCAATTAATTTGATAATCTCTTTTTCTAACTTTTTTTTCTCTTTTTCTAATTTATAAATTTTTTCAGACATTATGGAGTTGTTTTCTTTACAAAAATGAAGTTCATGTCTACGTTTATGGGGTTTAGTTGAAAAGGTAGCATCACAAAAATCACAGTAAAATTTAGTATTTTTTGTGGTCATTTTGTGGTCATTTGTGGTCATTTTGTGGTCATTTGTGGTCATTTTGTGGTCATTTGTGGTCATTACCATAGGTATAAGAGAATTACTGATATTAAGTTGATGTTTCTTAGTTTTTAGGTGTCGATTATAGTGTGTTTTAATATTAGAACAATAAAAACAGGCTTCACACTTATACAATACCATAATATATAATATAATATAATAATTTATTATATTATATTATATATTATG